AGGTGGACTTACTGCAAAAGGTCGTGCAAAGTATAACCGTGCAACAGGTAGTAATTTAAAAGCACCAGTAACAGGAAAAGTAAAACCTGGTAGTAAAGCAGCTAAAAGAAGAGCATCTTTCTGTGCAAGGATGTCTGGTATGCCTGGGCCAATGAAAGATAGCAAAGGCAGACCTACTAGAAAGGCGTTAGCATTGAAGAAATGGAGGTGTCGTTAGATGACATACGCTGTTCCTGGTTCAATTAGAACCAATATTGTCTCATCTACTTCTGTAGGTGGGATAGACAGTCCTTTTACAAGAACAAGGGCTGTTTTAGACATGATGAAAGGTTGGGAAATAATGAAGGCAGTTACTGAGGGAACTGAATATTTAAGAGAAAATAGTGAAGCTTTTTTACCATTAGAGCCAAGAGAAGATTATGATGCTTATCTTGCTAGAGTAAATAGATCAGTATTTAGTCCTTTTACACAAAGATTAATAAGAGCAGCTACAGGTCTTGTTTTAAGAAAACCTATAACACTTACAGGAGATCCATATTGGACTGAGATGTTTAAGATGGATGTTGATGGATGTAAATCAGATTTAGATGAATATGCAAGAAGAGTACTAATGTGTTCTCTTACTTATGGTCAAAGTCATATTCTTGTTGATTATCCTGCACCTTCTGGTGCATTAAGTCTTGCAGAAGAAAGGCAACAAAATCGTAGACCTTATTGGATTGAAGTAGATCCTACAAATCTTTATGGTTGGAGATTAGATAGAGAATCTAATTATGGAAATCTTATACAAGCTCGAATTGCAGAAAAGGCTGTATTGCCTGACGGTCAGTTTGGTGAGAAAGTTTTTGACCAGATAAGAGTAATAGAACCTGGCAGATACAGAGTGTTTCGTAAAAAAGAGCAAATTGAAGAAATGTATGATGTCTCTGATAACAGTGTGACAGGAAATTTTGAAATGGGTTCAGCAGATAAAGATTATCAACAAGTAGAATCTGGCAGTTTTTCTCTCGGAGAAATACCTTTAGTTACTATTTATTCTGGTAAAACAGATAATTTAGTTAGCAAACCACCTTTACTTGATATTGCATATTTAAATCTTGCACATTTTCAAAGACAGGCAGATTTAATACATAGTTTGCACGTTGCATCTCAACCAATGCTTGTAATGGAAGGTTATGACGATCAAACCAAAGATCTTGCCATATCTGTAAATTATGCGATGGCAACACAACCTGGTAATAAAATTTATTATGTAGAGCCAGCTTCAAGTGCTTTTGATGCTCAATCTGCTGAAATAAAAGAATTACAAATGCAAATGGCTACTCTTGGTATTAGCACTTTAAGTCAACAAAAGTTTGTAGCTGAATCTGCTGATGCTAGAAGATTAGATCGTGTTGATACTAATTCTATGCTTGCTATGGTGTCGATGGAACTTGAGCAAAAGCTACAAAAAGCATTTAATTTATCTGCTGAGTATGTAGGTATTGAGCCACCAGAAGTAAAAATTAGTAGAGATTTTGATATTGAAAGATTAATTGGTCAAGATATTACAGCTTTAACATCATTATTTGATCAACAAGTCATTGATAGAGAGGAATTCAGAGATATTTTAGTTCAAGGTGAGGTATTGCCTAGTGCCAATGAGACAGAATCAAGTTAGTATACTATTATATAAATAAATTAATTAAATTTATGGCTGGATCAATAGATCATGTTCTGCAACCTGACGGAACTTATAAATGGGAAGTAGTGGAACCTAAAACTGAAGCACAAAAAGTTGCTGAAGCTTGTCCTGCTCCTGCACCAAAGACAACTAAGAAAAAAGTTGCTAAAAAGAAAACTAATAGTCCTATTACTGAATAATTAATGGCAATCGAAGAAAAAGTAATTCAGCCTGATTCCGTGAATCCTCCTGAACAGCCTGTGGCTGAAACTCCTTCACAACCACAAGCACCAAACCTTGATTCTGTAAAAGCAGAATATGAAGCAAAATTAGCTGCTGCCAAAAAAGAAGCTGCTGAAGCACAAGAAAAATTTAAAGGCATCAAAGGAAAACTTGATGATGTCTATAAACAGAAAGAAGAAAAACGTACCAAAGACTTAGAAGAACAAGGTCAATGGAAAACTCTTTGGGAAGAAGCAAATAAAACTGCACAAGAAAAAGATCAACAGATTTCGAGTTTGTCTCAACAATTAGAGGATTTAAAAAATTCTAATGAAATAGCCTCTACGAAAACTACAGCACTTGCAGCTATTAGTAATCTAGGTGCGATAAATGCAGAACAAACTTTGGCATTATTACAGGGAAAGTTACAAAAAAATGCTGAAGGTAAGGTTGTTGTTCTTAATGGTGGCGTTGAACAAGATTTAAATACATATCTTTCAGGTTTAAAAAACCCAGGAAGTGGTTGGGAACATCATTTTAAACCTAGTTCTGCTGCTGGCATGGGTGCAAAACCAAGTCCAACATCAAATGCTGGTGGAGGTCAAGTAAATCCTTGGAAAACGGGCAATCTTACGCAACAAATGATATTATCAGAACAAGACCCACAGCTTGCAGCAGTGCTCAAGCAAGAGGCTCAAAAATAGTTAGTTTCTGTGAAACTAATGCCTTAATCCGTGATTAGGGTATCGCAAAAGTTAAAAAGGTAATCTGAAT